ATATTAGCGGTACTGTTGATGGTAGAGGATCCAACGGATCTCTTCATGGACTAAGTAAGTTTAGTATGGAGTCAGCTCCAGCCAATACGTTTTTTTTAGAATATATTGCAAGACCACAAACCGCAGAGATATTTTTTGAAGATGTGCTTATGGCGTGCGTATTTTATGGTATGCCTATACTAGCAGAAAATAACAAACCAAGACTTTTGTATCATTTTAGAAAAAGAGGGTATAGAAATTTTAGTATGAATAGACCAGACAAAGTTTGGAATAAATTATCTGTGACTGAAAAAGAGATTGGTGGTATACCAAACTCTAGCGAAGACATAAAGCAAGCTCATGCTGCCGCGATTGAAATGTATATTAACGATCATGTTGGACATTTAAAAGACGGTACGTATGGGACGATGTATTTTAATGAAACGTTAAATGACTGGGCTAAATTTGATATAAATAAAAGAACTAAACACGATGCCTCTATTAGTAGTGGCTTAGCAATAATGGCATGTAATAGAAATTTATACGCTCCAGTGGTAAAAAAAGAAAAATCAAAATTAAACGTGAGTATAGCTAGATATAACAATAACGGCTTGTCTTCACAAATAATAAGTTAGTATGGCTGATATTAATACAAGAAATTATTTTCCTAGTCAAGTAGTTAGTGATTTAGAAAAAATAAGCTACGAATATGGTTTGAAAGTAGCGAAAGCTATAGAAAGCGAGTGGTATTCTGATAATCACGGTAGAATAGGTGCTAGTTATAGTTTATACTCTCATAATCAAAAAAACTTCCACAACTTAAGACTTTACGCTAGAGGGGAACAATCAGTACAAAAATACAAAGACGAATTATCAATTAATGGAGATTTATCTTACCTAAACTTAGATTGGAAGCCAGTTCCTATTATACCTAAATTTGTAGATATTGTAGTCAATGGTATGTCTGAAAGAGTTTATGATATAAAAGCTTATTCACAAGATCCTTATGGTGTAGCAAAAAGAACTGAGTATATGGAAGGTATACTTAAAGATATGAAGACTAAAGACTTCAATGATTTTGTTAGTGGAGCTTTTGGTATAAACATGTATGAAAACGATCCTGATACTCTTCCAGAAACAGAGGAAGAATTAGCTTTGCACATGCAGCTTACATATAAGCAGGCTGTAGAACTTGCCGAGGAACAAGCGTTAAATGTTTTGATGAACGGTAATAAATACGATCTTATTAGAAAAAGATTTTACTATGACTTAACTGTACTAGGTATTGGCGCGGTAAAAACAGAATTTAATACATCAGAGGGTGTAACAATAAAATATGTAGATCCAGCAGACTTAATTTACTCTTATACTGAGTCTCCATATTTCGATGATATATACTACGTTGGTGAAGTCAAGTCCATACCTGTAAATGAACTTGTAAAGGAATTTCCTCACTTATCTAAAGAAGATTTAGAGAAATTAGCAAAAAACACAGGGTATCAAAGATTTGATAATTACTCAGTATACAACGAGGAAGATAACAATAAAATAAAGGTTTTGTATTTTAATTATAAAACCTATATGAACGAAGTATACAAGGTTAAAGAAACAGCAACTGGAGCTGATAAAGCTATAGAAAAAGACGACACATTTAATCCTCCAGTTGATATGGAAGCTAACTTTACAAAACTTCAAAGACAAGTTGAGGTTTTATACGAAGGTGCTTTGATATTAGGTAGTGATAAGTTATTAAAGTGGGAGTTGTCTAAAAACATGATAAGACCTAAAAGTGATTATACTAAGGTTAAAATGAATTATAGTATTGTAGCTCCAAGAATGTATAAAGGTCGTATTGAGTCTTTAGTAAGCCGTATAACTGGCTTTGCTGATATGATACAGCTTACGCATTTAAAGCTACAACAAGTTATGTCACGTATGATACCTGACGGTATTTATTTAGACGCCGATGGTTTAGCTGAAATAGACTTAGGTAATGGAACAAACTATAGTCCGCAAGAAGCTTTAAATATGTTCTTTCAAACGGGTTCTGTTATTGGTAGATCAATGACGGCTGATGGCGACATGAACCCAGGTCGAGTACCTATTCAAGAAATAAGAAGTGGTAGCGGTAGTCAAAAGTTACAGAGCTTAATAGCAAACTACAACTATTATTTACAAATGATACGTGATACAACAGGACTTAACGAAGCTCGCGATGGATCAACGCCAGATAAAAACGCTTTGGTTGGTATACAAAAAATAGCCGCGGCAAATTCAAACACAGCAACAAGGCATATATTACAGGCTGGTTTATTTTTAACCGCTGAAGTTGCCGAGCAATTATCACTACGCATATCTGATATAATAGAGTATTCTCCAACTAAAGACGCGTTTATACAAGCTATAGGAGCTCACAATGTAGCTACGCTTGAAGAAATGTCTGAACTACACTTGTATGACTTTGGTATATTTATTGAGCTTGCTCCAGATGAAGAAGAAAAAGCCTTACTAGAAAATAATATACAACAAGCGTTATCTCAAAAAAATATAGATCTTGAAGACGCTATAGATCTTAGAGAAATAAGAAATATTAGTTTGGCCAATCAATTATTGAAAATAAAAAGAAAGCAAAAACAAGCTAGAGATCAACAACTACAAGAAAGAAATATTCAGTTGCAAACTCAATCTAATACTCAGGCCGCTCAAAACGCAGCTCAAATAGAAATGCAAAAAAATCAATTAATGACTCAAAATGAAGCTCAGTTAGAGCAGTTGAGGACTCAATTAGCTGTTCAAAAGCTTCAACAAGAAGCTGAAATTAAGAAACAGCTAATGCAAGTAGAATTCAACATGAACATGCAGTTAAAGCAAGCTGAGGTTGAAGGTATGAAGTCTAGAGAAAAAGAAAAAGAAGATAGAAAAGACGAAAGAACTAGAATACAAGCCTCACAAGCTAGTGAGCTTATAGATCAAAGAAAAAGTGGCTCTGCTCCAAAAAGATTTGAATCTTCTGGAAACGATGTTTTAGGTGGATTTGATTTAAGTGGGTTTGAGCCCAGATAATTATTAATTTATATTTTATATTATGGAAAAAAAAGAAGAACCAGCTGTAGACAACACAGTTGAAAAACAAAAGATTAAAAAACCAAGAATTAAAAACCACAACAAAAAAGGTGATACGATAAAAGTAGATCTTAGTAAACCTGTGGTTGAAGAAGATGTAATTAAAGTAGACTTAACAGATGCCAATAAAGAGCAAGAAACAACAGACGTGGTTACAGATCAACAAACCGGACCTGTACAAGAAGTGGTTGAAGAAGTACCACAAGGGGAAGAGGCCGTTCAAGATGAACAAACCACTCTTGAAGAAATAGCTTTAGAGGAAGTATCTGAAGAACCTAACGAGGCTTTAAAAGAGCTTGTTGAAGAGGTTGAAAAAACTCAAATTGAGGCAGAGTCTACGGGAGAACCGTTACCAGAAAATATTCAAAAGTTAGTAGACTTTATGAACGAAACTGGTGGCACAATAGAAGACTACGTAATGTTAAATCAAGATGTTCAATCACTAGATAACATGACGGCTCTTCAAGAATATTATAAAAAAACAAAGCCGCATTTATCGGCTGAAGAAATAGATTTTATGATGGACGATAAGTTCAACTATGATGAAGACGTAGATGATGATCGTGAAATAAAACGAAAAAAATTGGCGTTCAAGGAGCAAGTTGCGGAGGCCAAAGCCTATTTAGACGGGCAAAAGTCTAAATATTATGATGAGATTAAAACAGGATCTCGCTTAACGCCTGAAGCGCAGAAAGCGATGGAATTTTTTAATCGATATAACAAGGAATCTGAGGAGACCAAAAAGATAGCAGATAAAGCTAAACTTACGTTTCAAAGAAAAACTAATCAAGTTTTTAACGACAATTTCAAAGGTTTTGAATATAACGTCGGAGATAAAAAGTATAGGTTTAATGTTAAAAATGCTGAAGAAGTTAAAACAACTCAAAGCGACATTAATAATTTCGTCAAAAAGTTTTTGGCAGAAGATAATACAATGTCAGACGCAGCGGGTTATCATAAATCTTTATTTACGGCAATGAACGCAGACGCTATCGCTAAACACTTTTATGAACAAGGAAAAGTTGACGCTTTGAAAGATAGTGTTGCTAAAAGCAAAAACGTCAGTATGACGGCGCGACAAGAGCACAATACTTTTAAAGCTGATGGTTTTAAATACAGAGTGTTAGGCAATAACTCCAATGATTTTAAAGTTAAAATTAAAAACAAAAAATAATTTATTTAACATTTAAAAACATTTAATTATGGCAATTACTGTAAGAACGTCTTTTCAAGCTGCTCCAGTACAGCAGACTTTATCAGACAATTATATTGACATCCAAACTGAAGGATGGGCTCAGCAATATCTTCCAGACTTAGTGGAAGCTGAAGCTGAAGTTTATGGAAAACGTACTGTTTCTGGTTTCTTAGCTCAAGTGGGAGCTGAAGAGGCTATGTCATCTGATCAAGTTATTTGGTCAGAACAAGGTAGATTACATTTATCTTATAGAGCTGCTGTTAACACGGCTTCATCTGGTACTATTGATATTACTAAAGATATTGATGGTCAGACAAGAACAACTGACCACGGTATTAGAGTTGGTGATCAAGTGTTAATTTCTGGCGGTGGTCAAACAATTACTGCTTATGTATCTGTTGCTGCTGCTACTAATGCTACTATCACTGTTCTACCTTATTCTGCTGCTACTTTAGCTGCTGCTGGATTCGTAGATGGTGACGATGATATTAGAGTTTTAGTATTTGGATCTGAGTATGCTAAAGGTACATCTTTCAATTCGCAAAGAGCTAATAAACCTAGCTTCACCACTTTCACTAACAAACCAATTATCTTAAAAGATTACTACGAAGTATCAGGATCTGACGCTTCTCAAATCGGTTGGGTTGAAGTTTCTGGTGAAGATGGCCAAAACGGTTATTTATGGTACTTAAAAGCTGAAGGTGAAACTCGTTCAAGATTCATGGACTACTGCGAAATGAGCATGATTGAGTCAGAAAAAGCTGCTGACGACTCTACTATTTTAGGTGGAGAAAACGGTTTAGTTGGTACTGAAGGTTTATTCTCTGCTATTAAAAATAGAGGCCACCAATCTTCTGGTATCACTGGAGTTAACGCTGCTACTGATTTAGCCGAGTTTGATGCTATCTTAGCTGAGTTCGACAAAAACGGTGCTATTGAAGAAAACATGATGTTTGTTAATCGTTCTACTAGCTTAGCTATTGACGATATGCTTGCTTCTATGAATTCTTATGGTGCTGGTGGTACTTCTTACGGAGTATTTGATAACTCTGAAGATATGGCTTTAAACTTAGGATTCTCTGGATTCAGAAGAGGTTCTTATGACTTCTACAAATCTGACTGGAAATACCTTAATGATTTAGCTACTCGTGGCGGTATTAATGAAAATGCTACTGCTGGTGAAGACGTTAGAGGAGTTATTATTCCTGCTGGTGTTTCTTCAGTTTACGATGAAGTTATGGGTAAAAATCTAAAACGTCCATTCTTACATGTTCGTTATAGAGCTTCTCAAACTGAATCTCGTAAAATGAAAACTTGGATCACTGGTTCCGTGGGTGCTGCTACATCTAATTTAGATGCAATGCAAGTAAACTTCTTATCTGAAAGATGTTTAATTACTCAAGGTGCTAACAACTTCATGTTGTTGAACTAATTTTAATTAAGATCGGGGACTTCGGTCCTCGATCTTTATTTATTAACTTTTATTATATATTATATTATGGCTAAAAAACAAAACAAAGAAAACATCGATTTGCCAAATGAAATCGTTGTAGAAAAAACAACCGAAGTTATTGCAGAAAAACCTATTAAAAAATCTGTAGATACTTGGGAAATAAAAGATAGAACATATCTATTATCTAACGGTAAAAAACCATTAAGTAGATCGATAAGATCAACTGGTATATACTATTTTGATGAAGCTAAAGGATATGAAAGAGAATTAAAGTATTGCGAAAACCAAATAACTCCATTTGTAGATGAAATGCAAGGAGATCAAAGGCTATCACATATTGTTTTTAGAAATGGCGTATTATTTGTGCCGAAAAACAAAGTAACACTTCAAAAACTACTTTCTTTATATCATCCGCATAGAAATAAAATATACTATGAATTACAGCCTCAAGTTATCGCCGAAAGAGAAATAGATTGGTTAGAAATGGAAGTTGAAGCTTTAAATGCGGCGATGAACTTAGATATAGATATGGCTGAAGCTGTTATGAGAGTAGAGGTCGGATCTAAAGTGTCTAAGATGAGTTCTAAGGAGATTAAAAGAGATTTACTACTATATGCTAAGAAAAATCCATCTTTATTCCTAGAACTTGTTAATGATGAAAATGTTCAACTGCGTAACTTTGGAATTAAAGCTACGGAACTTGGAATATTAAAGTTATCTAGTGATCAAAGAACATTTATGTGGGGATCAAATGATAGAAAACTTATGACTGTTCCATTTGATGAACATCCATATTCTGCTTTAGCCGCTTGGTTTAAAACAGACGAAGGTATGGAAGTATACGCTAGCATTGAAAAGCGTTTAAAATAAGTGATTATTTATGATAGCTGGGTTGTCGTGTAGGTGACCCAGCTTTCATAATAAAAAAAATAAAATGGCGGTAAATATAAATACAGTATATCAAAGAGTTTTGGCTATCGCCAATAAAGAGCAAAGAGGCTATATAACACCTCAAGAATTTAACATACTTGCAAACCAAGCTCAATTAGATATTTTTGAGCAATACTTCTATGATCAACATCAATTTTCTAGAGTTAGAGGTAGTCAGCCAAAGCAACTTGATCCTGTTGAAATACTAAAAGATAAGATAAGTTTATTTGAAGTTTTTAATTCTTTAAGAACTCATGATGGTAATGCTTATACATTTCCAACTGATATGTATAGATTATCTAACGTAAAATATGATGACGTTATAGCTGATTATGTATCAATACGAGAGTTTGAAGCTATGAAAGGTCACCAGTTACTTAGACCGCATGCTAATCGTCCATTATATATAAAAACTAAAGACGGCGTTAAGGTTTATACTGGCGCCGCCGCTGACAACTCTGTTACTCAAGTAACTGCTGCAGATAAAGTAAATATTGATTATATCAAAAAGCCAGCTACAGTATCTTGGGGTTATATAGTTGTTAGCGGATCAGCACTTTATAATGCCGCAAACTCTA